CGGATTCTCGACGGCTTCTTCAGCCGCCTCGGCTGCACCGTCAGCAGCGACCTGCTGAACCTTCTCGTCTTGGATCTTGTTGTACGTCATAACCCCAGCGAGCGCAGCAGCAGGACCGCCAACACCGACCGCTGTAGCGAAGAACTTCTTCTTCGCTGAACGATCACCCGCAGCGTAAATCGTCTTAGCGCGATCCTTGATCGCCTTCTCCTGCTCGGCAGTCGTGTAACCACGACCCACGCGAGTGCGCGAGGACGTCGGATCATCAGGCTTCGCCGACGCTGCCTTACGACCCGACATAGCGAAACCACCATCCGGTGCTTGACGCTTCGGACGAGAAGACAGCGGCGTCGATACGCCGCGAGTGGACTCCGGCTTAGAACCCATCGCGAACACGCGGCGTGGCTTCTCCCCAGACGCACGCGGAGACTCAACATCCTTCTTCTGAGACTCCGGCTTCGCAGGACCGAAAGGCTTCTTCCGCGCCCGATCGTTAGTGCGACCCGACGCATAGTCAGGAACTTCCGCTCGGGAGGAATCCTTCGGCTTCTTCGTGTCCTTCGGCTTCGTCGACCGCTTCGGAATCGTCACCTCTTCAGGTGTCTCCTCAGACTTCTTCTTCGACTTAGCCTTCGGCTTCGGCTTATCAGCAACGTTCGACTTCGGTGCTTCGTCCGCTGCCTTGCGAACATTACGCAAGCGAGTGGAACCCTTACCGCGAGTCGGAGTGAAACGCGGAAGATTCAAAGGATTAACAGCAGCGGGAGCTGCAGCACCGCCGCCCTGATTGGCGGCGAAACTTGCCGCTTGCGCGACGGAACGAGCATCCGGCAACTGATCCAGATTCCCATACAAGTAACTCGGGTAGTACGTCCGCATGTCGCCTTGCATGTACGACGGGCGGAAATCCATCGGACCCTGATAAGTGTTCGGGTCACCGGCCTTACGCGACACGCCACCATCAGGTTGACGGCCCGGACGTCCGGGTGTTGGTTGCGGATCAGCGAATGGACTCGGGTTGAAACGACCCTGCTCAACATCCATGAGGTTCGGTTGACCCTCACGGAGTGCCCGGTCGACACGCGCACGCTCACCCTCAACAGTTTTAGCGCGGCTTTGCGGACCAGTCGCTGCACGCCACTTATCGACCCGCTTCTGGTAAGCAGCATCCGACTCAGGGTTCTTCATCGGTTCGCCGTTAGCCTTATAGCCCTGCTTGGGTTTCGCTACACGGCTCTGCTTCTTCTCACCAAGACGGTACGTCGAGTTCGTGCGAGCGTTCTGCCACTCAGCCAAACGGGCCTGAAACTGAGCATCCGTCTCACCGGCACGCTTAGTAGGCTCCGCCCCCCGAGCAGGAAGTTTCATGCGAGGAGGAACTTTGCCTCGCTTGAAACCAGTCGGCCTATTGCCGAATGGCATCTCCTGCATCAAACGGCGCGTCTCGTCAAAGTCCATGCCGCCGCCCTGAACATAATCTTTATAGGCGGCTTCCTCTAACTCGACACGAACCTGCGGATTCTCATCAAGGAACTGAGCGCGACGCAACTGATCCAGTTCGTCAGGAGTCATCATCGACTCCGCTGCCTGCACTCGATCAGGTGTGGCGTTCGGGTTGCGAGGGTTAGATTTCGTTTGGACGGTTTCCCACGACTTCTTCGCAGCCCGATAACCCTCGTACCAGTTGACCTTCTTTCCGGTCTCCGGGTCGATCTTCTTGAACTGGTTCGCCTTTGGTTCTTTAGTGCCATCCCACGTCGTCGACACTTGATCCTTGGACAAGCCTTGCGACTTGCCCTTGTTGTCTCCGCGAGAGATCTTCCGCTTCAAACCATTGTCAATGACGCGACTGACGTTAACGGAACCCGACTCACCCGTTACGCGAGTGTCCAGAACTTCTGGTGCTGCTGGTGGCTGTGGCCTCGGTCGAGCGGGACGAGGACGCACATTGAAGTTAGGTGTCAGCCCGTCGGTTCGTGGCTGTTGACCGGCAGGGAAACCAGCCGGAGGGCGTGTCTGCGGTGGCTGCATACGCTGCTGCGCCTGTGCAGCCTGAACCATCTCCTGCGGGGATGGACGGTTCGGTGCAGGAGCAGCAGTATCCGCGCCACCCGCGCTCATCGCCGCAGAGGAACGGCCCCGCTGCTTTGCGATCTGCGACGGGGCAGCACGGAAACCACGAGCGAGAGCCGCACCCGGCCTGCGGAATGCGGTAGCCGCCATACCGGCGGCAAGCAAACCACCACCAGCCTCCAGTGAAGCCCTGTCGTAACTCTCAATCGAATACTGATTGATGGCGTCGCGAGCGATCTGAGGGTTCACTCGACCACCAGCAGACAACTGCTGGCTGGGTACGAAGGAACCAGCCTGCGAAGCGATGTTCGCTGACGGATCGGCAGCAGCACCCAACGGGCCAGCAAGACCCATCAGATACGACTTCATCCACTCGATTACGGCGTTATCGCCGTTCTTCTTCGGGAAAGTTCTGCGCCTGTTCGGCGGTTCTCCTCGTGCCATGTTTCCTTCTAGTAAGGCTTCTTCTTCTGCTGGCTCTCAATCAACTTGCCAAGATCGCCGGGGTTCCGAGCGAAACCCTTCGGCTTCGCTTTCGTCTCGCCCTTGATGCGCTTCGCCTTGGCCTTACGCTTGCGGTAACCGCGAGCGTCGTCCTCGTTGATTGCCTGCTTCGCGGCAGCCATGCCCTTCTTCGTGTACGGGAATTTCTTCCCCTTAACGTTCGGCACGACTACTTCAGCTTCGTGTTGTTGCCCTTGATGCCCTTCGGCTGCGAACCCTTAGCGACCTGACCGCCGCCAACAACACCGCCGCCGTTCTTCTTCGGCTGGACAACACCGGCCCCGGTGGGAGCCTTGCCCATACCGCCCTGCTTTCCGATCATTCGTTTCTCCTTATGCGGGAACTTGTCTGGACACTGCGCCAGACATCACGGGCCTACCTGTACCCGTCAAACCAGCAAGCAGCCGCTGCATAGGCGGAGGTGCTGGCATGGCTTCGTTCTGCACCGGACCCTGTTCAAGTCCAGCGTTACTGGGTGCGGCCCCCATGTTCGGCAGCGCATCCATTTCTGGAGCCTGCGGCTCCGGCTGTTTCGGAGGCTCAAAAGCCTTCTGCACGGCATCCTCAAGAGCCGTGCCCTTCTTCCGTTCATCAATCACCGTCGCCAACTGGCGGATGATCTCCATCGGGTTCTGGCCCTGAGCAGCCATCTGCGGGATCGCTGCAGCCATCGAAGCGACACCAGCCTTCAGCGAGTCACGCATCTCCTCCATGTCAATGGCCTGCTCCTCCTCGGAAGCATTCAGCGAAATCGGGAGGTTCCGTCGAGTGAACGAACGAGAAATGAGTTTGTCGCCGCGAGCCTGCAACGCGAAAATCAGTGAACGGTTGGGGTCAAGACCAGCCATCAAACCGTGGCTAATGGTCACACCATAGTTGCCTTTAATGTCGGCTGATGGCTTGTACTTCAACTTGTACTGAACGCCGTTAGCGGTGGCAGAGACCTCGCGTTGCACATCACTGAAGTACGCCTCGTCGACGGCCAACGCGAGAGACACAGCCTCTCCAAGCGTCGCACCCATAATCGACTGGGCGGTCTTAACCTGTGAATCGAAAGCAGCCTGCAGGGCTTTCACGCCCTGCCCTGTCACAATCGACCCGTCCGCTTGCCCTGCTCTTGACTCTGGGAAACGAGTACCGAACTTAAGTTCCTCGGACAGCAGGTTGTTTTCAGCGAACGACATGCTCGGCACATCCAACGGGATACGCCGAATCTTCTCAGGAGTATTAGAACGGATAACAGAATCCGGTCCTATACTAAGTTGCGTTACATCCTGCGGTAACGCCAACGGAGCCTCGACACTTTTCTGTGTCGCCTCCATCATCAGCAGCGCGAGTCGAGCCTTAGCCGCGTATACAGGCAGTACGTCATCGAACTGGCCGCGTGCCTCACCGTCGAGTGACGGTCGCAACGCGATAACGACGGGAACCTGACCGATCTTGTTCTCCGACCGTGCAAGAACCAGCCCCTCCCGTTCCGGCAGGAACATCACCGAGGTGTCCTTGTCGTACCAGCGGACAACCTCAATCATCGACGACTCGTCGATGCGGTTAAACATGCCCTGCTTCAAGATCTTGTCGGCATGCTCAGGGAACATCGCCGCCAAATCGCCTGCTTTACGCAAGAACACATGGCAGTACACCTGCATGTCGCCGAAGCGATCCATGTCAAAATATGCGCCCTCGCAGGACTCCACATGAATGTGAGGCCGCTGATCCTTAAAGTGCGGTTCCACGCGCAGCGGCACAAACCCGTAAGTGATGAACTGGTCGGCGGCACGGATCAGGCTCGTGTTCATCTTCGACGCAGCCACATAATAGTTAGCGATCTTCGTTCGCTTATCGGCTTTCGTGCGGGCGTTCTCATCCAACGTCGAATCACCCGAAGCGGTGATCGACGGCAGGACACCCACCTGCTCGCTTAAATCCTTCGCGACAACATCGATCATGTTCGCGACAATTGGCTTCGACCACATGCCCTCAGGGAACAAACCCGGAAAAACCTGCTCCGCGTGCCCAGCACGCACAGCAGCAACCTCACGCATACGCCGGTCGCGTTCCGCGTTGCGTTTACGGATCGCATCGAACCGTGCCGCGTAATTGGTCATTTACAGCCTTCCAACTGTTTGAGCCGTTGCCAGCTCGTCAAGAGAAATCACATAACGTGCATCCACGTCATTGCGGGAAGCGAACTGATTCGGGAGGAACTGCGAAACCCCCGCCGACTGCGTCAACACTTCCCGCGCCACAATCTCGCAAAACCACAACGCCATCACGGCGTCCATCTTCAACTTGCTGCCCTTCACACCCGGACGCCAAGTGATCAACTGCTCAATCAGTTTCTTAATGTTCTCAAAGTTGCTCGTGTCTGGCAGTTCCAGCAGATGATCGCCAGCATGCTTGAAGGTCTCCTGACCTTCACGTTTCGTCTTCGACCCAAACAACGGCGCAAGAGAAGCAACACCAAAATCTGGATCCGACTTGTTCGTGGACGTGTGATGAGGGCGATACGCGATACCCCGATTCGCTAAGAAAGATCGGATCTCCTCATCCTGCGTCAAAAACAACTGGAACGCATTCGACTCGACAATCACCGTATGCGGTTTAAACCTGTCCGCCCACGAATAAATCAACTCACGAATCGCGGCAGGAGTCGGCGCAGACATGATGTTCACGTCCAAGACGTAACGCTTATTCGTGCGCCGATCCACCGCATACGCGACAGCAGCAGTCTCCCCCGCCATCGCAGGGTCAATCCCAATCACCCGATAAAAGTTGCTGCTCTCAGCAGGGTGACCAGCCGCCCCAGACACCAACGGCCCCGGCTTCCTCATTCCATTAACTGCGCCCCTGACGCATACCGGGTCGAAAATGGCATCCTCGGCAATATCGAGATTCTGGTACACCAGCGACCATTTGCCGGGACCAACCTCGTTGCGGACCACACTCAAACGCGGCCCACTCCACCTCTCAAAGAAACCATCCTCATTAGGAAGGTCACCCTCCGACAGGGGAATATCACACTTCGGCCACAACGTCTCCCACTCGTCGGGAGATTCGCCGTAGCCAAGAACAGCAGGCATCGCCAAATACGTCCACGGAATCTTCCCATCCGTGTAATGCTCAGGGTTCCGCAGCTCCCGATACAAATCAATCGGAGCAACCCGCGTACCCACCACCAGCAACTGGCCGCCATTCGGAGGAAGGCGGGACGCCACTTCCTGCCGAATCCAGTCCTGATGCTTCTCCCACTCCCCCGCGTTCGACAGGGTCACGACATCGTCGAGGACAATTAGGGTCGCGCGGCTGCCATAGATGGCCCCACCTGCGCCCAATGCCTCAACCGTCGGGTCTTTCTCCCCGGAATCGCGTGCATCCCCGCCCAAATAAATCTTATTCGCAGCCCACTGGTCAGCGGTGGCCTTATAGCCATCCGCTGGCCCAAACGCAAACTGCATATCCGCATATCGAGGATGCGTCAACCGCTGCTTAATCGCATACAGGAACTTCTTCGCCTGCTCCTGAGTCTTCGACACAATCAACACATTGATGTTCGGATCCTTCGCAATCCGATACGTCACATAATTAATCGTGATCGTCATGCTCTTCGCATGATTCGGCGGCACATTCACCAAAAGGCGAGAAAGCCCAGCCGTGCCCTTCTCATACACCATCGAGTCGTGAACCCAACCGGGTTCACGGCCCTCCAACAAGTCAGCCACATTCTGCATATGCGGCCACACCTTCGTGAACAAATACCGCTCACTGAACTCAGCAAAACCAATATCCGACTCGCGAGCCTCCCGGCTCGCGTCCACACGACCCAGTCGCACAGAATCCATTCGCGCAGCAAAATCCGCACTATCCCGGCGGCGAGACTCATACCATGATCTCGACCGCCGGATAACCTTCAAACCCTGCTCAATCGTCCGACCCTGTCGGACAAGATCAATCAACTCAGCTTCAGCAACCTCAGGAGCCACCCGGCGACGAGGTTGCTCCTCCACCTTCCGCGCCTTGCGATCCACTCACCCTCCAAAGGAGCAAAAAAGGAGGCCAGTCGCCAAAGACACTCCACCCGAATTACTAAAAACACAGCGAACCCCGACGGCAGCCCTTAAGGGGCTGCCTAAGGGGTGAGCATAAAAACACTCTCTATCTAGTAAGAGGGCTAGAAATAGGGTCAATATCAATACCTACAGCAAAAAAACCTTAAAGAATGTCCGAAACGTCCACATTCACACCCCAAAAAAACCACACCAAACCCCACCCCACACATCTGGTGAAAATTTTCGACAGGACTACATACCGCGCAGGGGGCGGGGCAGTTAAGCATCCGGGGGTCGAGCGGATCGCGTACTTCCTAGCAAGTATGAGGGCTAGGCACACGCGCCCCCGCCCCCTACGCGGCGTTCGGCGGGGCACAGTCCGGTGCTGGGGGAGGGGGTTTGTGCAGGTTGTGTGAGGGGCGTGTTGTGATGGTGGTAGAGATCGGCGGATGGTCCGCCGATTCGGAAGGGGTAAGACATGCTCAAGACACTTGTGGTCGAGCAGCAAGGCGTGATCGAGCCGCACGGTGACGTGCGGGGCGCAGAGGCTGTGTGGTCGTCTGTGCTGCGGGATCACGGCTTCAAGGGTGATCCGTCGACGACGATCATCAAGGGCAAGGAAAGCCAGCGGAAGGTGAGCCTCAACGAGGAAGAGACGGTGACGCTCACGGTCAACGCGGGGAGCGCGTCGGGCTTCTGCGTGAATGACAAGTCCTGCCACATGGTGTGCGTGGTGGAGAAGGGCGGCAACGCGCTGTACCCGGCGGTGCAGCGTGCGCGGCAGGCTCGCGGTGAATTCCTGTACCGCGACCCGGCTGCTTTCGCGACGGTGCTGCATCGTGACTTGCAGCGGTTCACGGCGCGGGGTGTCCGGTACATCCGACCGAACACCAATAGCGACGTGGCTTGGGAGCGCGTGTTCCCGTGGATGTTCGACATGGTGCGGGGTTACGACTACACCAAGCGCGTCGACCGTGTCGGCTGGATGCATGACAACTACCGGGTGACGTACAGCGCCACGTCGGCGACGCGTGACGCTCAAGTGCAGCGGATCGTCGACAACGGCGACACGGTGACGATGGTCTTCCCGATCAAGAAAGGGCAGCCGATGATCGCTGAGCGTCGGGGCGTGCCGGTGATCGATGGGGACGTGACGGACTTCCGTTACGGCGACCCGTCGGGCGTGATCGTGGGGCTGCGTGCGAAGGCAGGGCTGGTCGGGAAGACCGAGCATCCTCTGCTCTCGACGGTCGCGTAAATGCAGGATGTCTGAGGGGCGTGACAGCATGGTGGTAGCCCGACGGTGGTCGGGCTGCTGCCATGCCGTTGACGGTCAACGGCAATCGATGAAGGGGATTGAGCATGAAGGTCAAGGTTCAGGTGACGTTGGACGTGCAGCCTGAGGTTTTGTGGCTGGAGTACGGCATCGAGCGTGAGGACGTGCGCGACTGGGTCAAAGACTCTGTCGCCGACGACATTCACACGCACGTCAGCAATCTCGGCTGGCTGAAGAACTGAGTAGGTGCGAGCGGGGCACGGCGCATGCCGTGCCCCCATCGGGCAACTCAGCCCACGAATGAAGGGAGCAAGACATGCCACTGAAGGCGAAGCCGATTGAGAACACGACCACGATCAAGGTCGACTACGTCATCGCTCGGGATCTGTTTCGTGCGTGCGTCCAGAAGTACGAGGCGATCCCGGAGGACGATGCGGTCGAGCGTGCGAGGTGGAAGCAGCGTGCCCTGCAGATGAAGGGTGCGTATCGGCAGACGACTCGCTGCCGGTCGATGGGGTGCAACGAGTACGCACGCACTGAGACGCCGACCGATCTCGACACGGGCTGGCGCACGGGCTACTGCGAGGACTGCGGCGACGACATCCAGTGCCGCATCAACGAGGCGCAGGAGATCTTGGATCGGCTGCAGTTCGACCACGACTACGAGGCCGAGATCGTCGAGCCAACGCAGGATGCATGAGGGCTGTGTCACTGTTGATGGTGAGAGCCGGGGTTACCCGGCTCGATCCATGAGCCGTGAAGTACACGACTCAATCGAATGAAGGGAAAGCAACATGAACACGAAGATTGAACTGCGTCCGCTGTCCGTGATCGGCAGCGAGGTCGCTGACGCTGGCCGCAACAGTGGCTGGTACTGGGCAGCCAAGCCGTATGTCGAGGCGATGTGCGGGCTGCGCTCGGTCAACGACCAGTACGGCATGGACTCGGGCCGGAGCGTGGTGATGTACGCGCTGGCGAACATGAAGTCGTGGCGTGGCGAGCAGGCCCGCTCGATCAAGGCCGAGTTGAAAGCGCACCTCGCATGAAGTACGCATCGGTGTTCGCTGGAGTCGGCGGCTTCGACCTCGGGTTCGATGCCGCTGGCATGCAGCCGACCGCTCAAGTGGAGATCAACAAGCACAGCCGAGCGATCCTCGCTCGGCATTGGCCCAACGTAGAAAGGACAGATGATGTCATCAGCACCACTGGAAGTGACCTCGGATCTCCCGACCTCATCGTCGGTGGGTTCCCCTGCCAAGACCTCAGCAAGGGCAAGGCCAACCGGCAAGGACTCAAGGGCAAGCGAAGCGTCCTCTACTACGAGTTCGTCCGCCTCGTCGAAGAGACAGCGCGGATCATCGACGAGGCAAAGCCGCGCTGGGTCTGCATCGAGAACGTCCCCGGACTTCTCACCCACAACAAGGGACGAGACATGGAAGCCGTGGTCCGGGGGCTGGAAAACATCGGGTATGGGTGGGCCTACCGGCTGGTGGACGGGCGACATCTCGGATCGGCCCAGCGACGCAAGCGAGTCATCATTGTTGGACATCGTGGAGGTGACGGTCGACCCGCATGGGACGTGCTGGCTGACGACGACACAGGCAGCGAGTCACCTCAGGTACTTGACCAATCCCGGCGGAACTCCCGATCCAAGATTGGAAGCGTCGTTGAGGACGATGGTCGAGGACTGATCTTCCGTAAGTCCAAGCGGCCTCAGTCGAAGGATGACTACTCAACGTGGGTACTCGACGGCGGCGCGAACACGCTCACGGGATACGACAGCGGTAACTCTCGCCAGACGCACATCGTTGTGCAAGGGGGGCGTGCGAGGGTGCTAACACCAGTCGAGTGGGAACGGCTTCAGTGTTTCCCCGACGACTGGACTGCGGGTGTGCCAACAGGCCACCGCCATCAGGCTCTCGGCGATGCGATGCATGTCGGCATGGCCGAGTGGTTAGGGCGCAGGTTCATGCACACGCATGAGTCTGTGCCGTTCATTGGATGAAGGGAACACAGATGGTCAACATCGATACGGACACCGAGTACGAGGGGTGGCAGTCGACGTGCAAGAACGGGCACGACAAGCGCACCTCGGGCTGGACGCAACTGAATGGCTGCCGTGAGTGCAAGCGTGAGGCAGCACGCCGATACCGGGCTGCACGCAAGGCCGGTATCGAGAAGCAAGCGAACAAGCAGCAGCCGAGAAAGGATCTCGGCTTCGATCAGGTGAAGGGGCAGTGATGGATCACATCTGTTGGATAGATGACACGTTGTGCGAGGAATGTTCAGTGGATTATGTGCCGCTGGATTGCGTTGATGTGACCGAGCTGGGTGACGGTTCGGTCGTGGTGATTGATAAGTATGAGGAGGAAGCATGAGCGGCTGGATCATCCTGATGCTGCTGTTCATCGTGGGCACGGTCATCCTCGCCCACGAGATGGGCAAGCACGTCGGCTACGAACACGGCCTCAACGACTGCGAACGCAGGATGTCAGAGGGATATGCCACAATGAGAACACGCAACATCACTCAGAAAGGGGAACTGCGATGACCATCGCAACCATGCGTCGAGACGCCAACGCTCTCGACAAAGTGCTGCTCGACGTGAGCAGCCAGTCCACCGTCGAGGATGTCCTCGACCTCGCTGGCCTCAACTTTGAGGTCGAATTGCAGGAGTTGCACTCGCAGGTGGTAACACCTGACGGTGTCACTCGCGTCGACTTCTCCGAGGCAGGGGTTGTCCGCATGGACAACCTCTCACCCCTCGGTGTGGTCGGCGAACGCTACACACCCATCCAGAACCGGGATGCTTTCGCCCCGCTGCAGTACCTGCAGGACGAAGGCTTCATCGCTGGCTACGAGCAGGCAGGGTTCCTCGGTGACGGGCAACGCTGCTTCGTGGTCGCTCGACTGAACCGGGAGATGAGCCTGACTGACAAGCATCATCCTCGGATCCTGTTCAGCACCAGCCACGACGGGTCAGGTGCGTATCACGTTCGCGCTCTCGCCGAGCGTTTGTTCTGCGCCAACCAGATCCCGAACCTGAACCGCAAGGGTCAGGGGATCTTGTCGATCCGGCACACAACCAGTGCCAACCAGCGGCTGGAAGCGGTACGTCACGCAGTCCTCGCCGAGGTGCAGTGGTTCGACGAGTACACGCAGTTCTACGACAAGATGCTCGCCACCTCGGTGGACACGGCACGCACCAGTGCGTACCTGAATCAGGTTGCACCGATGCCACCGAAGGACAAGGTCACTGAACGGCAGTGGAACACGGCCGTGAAGCGGCAGCGTGACGTGATGGGTCGCATCAACGGTGCGTTCAACGCCAACATCACGGGCACTGTCGCCGCCCTGTTCCAAGGGGCAGTGGAGTACTCCGACTACGACAGTCGGGGTCGCAACGCCGACCGGATCCTGCTCGGTCGTGACGTGGAGTTCAAGCAGCGTGCATGGGATGCCGCCAAGGCACTCGTGTAACGAGACCGCCGAGGGGGCGGGTGAGTCATCCCTTCCTCCCCGCCTCCTCGGCTCCTATCGAAGGGTGAAATGACATGACATTCAAGACAGGGTTCTGCCAGACAGGCAACTGTGATCGATGCCCACACGAGATCAAGGTGCATCGGGTCGACAAGCAAGGCAGGTACGACAGGCAGTGGACGTGCGCGTGCCTGTGCCACACGGAGAAAGGTCTTCCGTGGTGAAGCGCACCGTGAAGGCAGTGATGCAGGTGCTGGAGCAGGAGCATGAGGATCTGGAATCCGCAGCCGAAGCTGCAGTGGCAGCCTACGAGGCGGAGGCCACGAAGAAAGAGCAGCACA